TACTACTATATGGCTGATTGGACTAAGCTAAAGCCTTCAGATAAGCCTATGCGTATTCCTGCGTTCGGTTTCTCAAAAGAGGGTGTAGAGATTCTATATGTAAAGCCTTACAGAGCAGGATTCTATTACTACTCACCTGTAGATTATCAAGGAGGGTTACAATACGCTGAATTAGAAGAGGAGATATCTAACTATCACCTAAACAACATAATGAACGGACTTGCTCCTTCAATGCTTATTAACTTCAACAACGGAGTTCCTAACGAAGAAGAGCGTACAATGATAGAGCAGAGAATCTATCAGAAGTTCTCAGGTTCTTCTAATGCAGGTAAGTTTATTCTTGCGTTTAACGACAATGCGGATACTGCAGCTTCTATTGAGCCTGTACAACTAAGCGATGCACACAATCAGTATCAGTTCTTATCTGATGAGTCAATGAGAAAGATTATGGTATCGCATAGGGTGGTTTCTCCGATGCTTTTAGGTATCAAAGATAACTCGGGACTTGGTAACAACGCAGAGGAGCTTAAAACGGCTTCTACGCTAATGGATAACACGGTTATTAGACCGTTTCAGACACTTTTACTTGATGCCTTTGAGAAAGTATTAGCGGTGAATAATATCACGCTTAAAATGTACTTTAAAACGCTTCAACCGCTTGAGTTCACCGACCTTGATAATGCGATGAATAAAGAGCAGGTAGAAGAGGAAACAGGAGTAAAGATGTCAAGTGAAAAGCCTGATTCCCCTGATACATCTGATGAGCATTTAGATAAAATCTTTGATGCATTAAGTGAGCTTGGTGAAGAAGAGGATTTAGATGAGTGGGAACTTGTAGATGAGCGACCTGTTGATTACGACCAAGAAGAGGCTTTAGATAAAATGTTAGGATTAGCTTCTACGGGTAGAGCGATACCTAATGCAAGTTCTGAGCAAGATGAAGAAGTAGATGGTGTACAGTTCAAGGTACGATATCAATATGCTCCATTAACCACTAAGGATAATTCGAGAGAGTTCTGCAAGAAGATGGTAGGTGCTAAAAAGATATATCGCAAAGAAGATATCGAGAAGATGAGTTCTCAAGTGGTAAATGCAGGATTTGGAGTAGGAGGAGCTGACACTTACGATATATGGCTTTATAAGGGTGGTGCAAGATGCCATCACTTTTGGATGCGTAAGACTTATATGAGTAAAAGAGGAAGACCTGATGTAGGTAATCCTAACGCTGAGGTAAGTGTAAACAAAGCAAGAAAAGAAGGATTATCACCAATAACTAATGACCCTAAAGTGGCTAAAAGACCTGTCGATATGCCGAATGAGGGATTTGTAAACCCAAGATAAGATGGCAACAGCATTATTTATTAAAAGAGAAGACTTAGTACGCAATAGCATCTTAGATGGTAATGTAGATACTGATAAATTCATACAATACATTAAGATTGCGCAGGAGATTCATATTCGTAATTACTTGGGTACTGATTTATACAACAAGATTAGCTCAGACATTATATCGTCTTCACTTAGTGGGGATTATTTAGAGCTTGTAAATACTTATATCCAACCGATGCTTATTCACTATGCGATGGTAGATTACTTACCTTTTGCAGCGTATCAAGTAAAGAATGGAGGAGTATTTAAGCATCGTTCTGAAAATGGTGATGCAGCTACTAAAGAAGAGATAGATTACTTAGTACAGAGAGAGCGAGATATTGCAGAGTACTACACAAGAAGGTTTATTGATTATATGAGCTTTAATCAAGAGTCGTTCCCTGAGTACTACACGAACTCTAACGATGATATTCATCCTGATACTAACGCAACATTCAACGGATGGGTAATTTAAAAAAAGGTTTGAACTCTGTGAGTTCGGGATACAAGCCGAAAGTAAGCAACATTGTTAAACTCGAAAAGTTCTTAAAGAAGAATGAGTTACCAAAGAAATAACATTGGATGGGGTTCTATCTATCTTATTGACGATGTAGTTGATGGAGCGGTGGAATCTTATGCTGACTTAGCAGGAGTTGAGAAATTAAAAGAAGGTGATATCTACTTAGTAAAAAACACTACGGGAATCATCGGTATCAATAGAAAAACAAAAGGACTATACAGATACGATGGTTCAAGTTGGACAGCTATGCAGACTGAAATGTTAGGTTCTTTAGTAGCGTTTAATCCAACGGGAACGAATATAACGGCTACAAGCGTAGAAGAGGCAATAAAACAAATAAACAACAAAATCGGATATTGGGATTCTGAACCCTAAATTATACTATGGCTACACTTACAAATACAAAGATTAAAGACACTTATGATGGTCTATTAAAGACTGCTGACAATGATGTTATAGGTGCAAGTGAAAAGAATATAACAGATGGATTAGGGAACGCTACGGTTCTCAGTATAGGTACGGATAGTGCTTCTTTTTCTGATAATGTTTCAATTACAGGTAGCTTAACTGCGTCTAACACTGTTACTGCAGGTACAGTTAGTGTGGGTGATGCTATTGTTCACACGGGAGATACTGATACGAAGATTGAATTTCTAAGCAATCAGATAAAGACTACTTTAGGGGGAACTCTTGAAATTAGTAGCACTATAGCAGGAACTATCTTCTATAAGGATATCGAGGTTAATGGACTTACTATTGGTAAAGGAAATGGTAGTATCACTCAAAATACTGCTATTGGTGTACAAGCTCTTGATAACGCAACAGGAATAGGTAATACCGCAGTTGGTTATGCTTCACTTCTTGATAACACTACAGGGGTTTCTAATACTGCTTTAGGAGTCAATTCTCTTAGATATAATACTACAGGCTTTCAAAACACGGCATTAGGGTATTTTTCTTTACATTCTAATACAACAGGTCAAAATAACACGGCAGTAGGTGTAAGTTCTTTATATGCAAATACAGGTTCTTACAATACGGCTTTAGGAGCTTTAGCATTGATAGACAATACTACAGGTTCAAAAAATATAGCGATAGGTTATGCTTCTCTTGGTAATAATATAGATGGTGATTCAAGTGTAGCAGTAGGATATCTTGCTTTAAATGCTAACACTACAGGGCAAAAGAATGTAGCAATAGGTGCTGAAGCTTTAGGTATTCAGACCACAGGTAGTTTTAGTACGGCAGTAGGATATGAGGCATTGATGAATCAGACTACAGGTAGTAATAACACTGCATTAGGGTATGCATCTTTAAGAACAAATACTACGGGTACATACAATATCGCTATAGGTATTGTTGCTTTGTACGATAACACTACGGGTTCAAACAATGTAGCTATTGGTAATCGCTCTTTGGAAAATAGCATTAGTGGAGATAGTAATATAGGTATTGGTGTACTTTCAGGTAACACATTAACTACAGGTAGTGATAACATATATATAGGTAATAACGCAGATGCTTCTGCAGTTGATGTAATTAACGAAATAGTAATCGGAGCTTCTGCTACGGGTAACGGAAGCAATACGGCTACTTATGGTAATTCGAGTATTACTAAGCATATCTTTACAGGAGGTAGCTTAGGAATAGGAAGTGATTCACCAACAGAAAATTTACAAATAGAAAGCATAGGTAGTTCTTTTATCTATATGAGTTCAGGAAGTGCATCCCCTGCTACATTAGGTATGAAGATGGGTCAGAGTATTAGTTCGGGTTCTGCGGAGGCTGAGGTGTCTTATGATGTAGCTGATGATTTATTTCAAATAAAAACAGGTACTGCTGCAAGTACAAGGAGATTGACCATTGAAAAAAATTCAGGTAAGGTTGATATAACAAATGACTTTGCAGTAGATACTGATACACTATATGTAGATGCTGCTAATAATAGAGTGGGTGTTGGTACTTCGAGTCCTGCTGTTCCTTTACACGCACAAAGAAGTGATGATGGAGGAATATCTTTATTTAGGGGAACTTCTAATGCTCAACTTGAGTTAAAGGTTTCGAGTGGTGATTTTATCTACAATTCGGGTAATGGTAATGCAACTCATATTTTTCAGTCTAATGGCTCAGAAAAAATGCGCATAGACTCTTCGGGTAATGTAGGGATAGGTACAGGAAGTTTTAGTCTTACACACGATTTAACAATAGGAAATACTGCTGCTTCAGATTTTGTTATTGCTCTTAGAGGTGGTGTAGGAGGATTTTTTGGATGGGATGACTCAGCGAATGTTACTACTATTCAATCACCTAATACAAGAGCCTTATCTTTTAAAGTTAGTAGCGATACATTTGGAGATGCGGGAGCAGAAGCAATGCGTATAGACTCTTCGGGGAATGTAGGGATAGGTACTTCGAGTCCTTCTTCATTAATGACGCTAAATGCAGCAGCGGGAAGTGCGTTACAATGGCAATATAATTCACAGAATTATTTGAGAATTGAAGTAGATGCCGATGGAGGTTCTTATTATGCTGCTGCTAATAAATATCACAGATTCTTTACAACAGGAATAGAAAGACTCCGCATAGATTCTTCGGGTAGAGTAGGGATAAATGATTCTGTTAGTGGTAGTGTAGCTACCAATTACAACCCTAAATTATTAGTAGGAGGTACTATTGTAGCAAGAAGTTTGACCGCTAACGAAGCCTTAATTGAACTTGGTGGTGATGCTACTTCTGCTTTTATTACTTCGGGAAAACAAGATGGTTCTCAAACTGCAAGAGCGTTAAGATTCGAAGTAGGTACTTCAGAAGCAATGCGCATAGACTCTTCGGGGAATGTAGGGATAGGAAATGTGAACCCCGCTGCTTATGGTAAATTCGTAGTAAACGGTACAGGAGAAATTTTAAATGTAGTATCTACTTCGGGTAAATCAAGATTAGGATTGTGGGAAGGTGCAGTAGGAAGGATGTTTATTGACACTTTAAATGGCTCTAATGGTATTGCTTTTATTGATGGAAATGGTTCAACAGAAAGAATGCGCATAACGAGTGGGGGTAATGTTTTAATCAACAAACAAACTGCGAGAGGAAGTGAGTATTTAGGAATAGAATCAAGCGGTGCTGAGTTTTGTAATTTTCAAAATACAAGTGGAGCAAGAGCATTTAGAGTTAATAATATAAATACTGAAGGATTTAATGCATCTGCTACTGCTATTTTTGTTGGTCAAGATGGCACAACAAGTAGGTCTATAAATGCAGGAGGTACTATTAACGCAAGTGGAGCGGATTATGCTGAATATATGACTAAATCTATACAAGATGATATTTCTAAAGGAGATGTCGTTGGAGTAGATTCAAATGGACAATTAACAAATATATTTAATGATGCAATATCTTTTGTAGTTAAATCAACAAACCCTTCTTATGTGGGAGGCGATACTTGGGGTGTAGATTTAGAAGGAGATGATTTAGAAATCGCAAGATTAAAAGTTGATAGGATAGCTTTTTCAGGTCAAGTTCCTTGTAATGTTTACGGAGCTAATGTTGGTGATTATATTATTCCTGTAAATGATGATGGTAAAATATCAGCACAATCAGTTTCTAATCCTTCATTTGATGAATATAAATTATCAGTAGGTAAGGTTTGGAAAATTATGGAAGATGGAAGGGCTTGGATAGCAGTAAAAATTGGATAATAAAATAAATAAATAAAAAATGGCTAACACTTACAAATGGGTAATCTCAGGATTACACGCTAAGATTCAAGAAGGAGAACTATCAAATGTTATCGAGAGTGTACATTGGAGATACCAAGCAGAAGATGCTGATGGTAATATCGCTGATGTATATGGTTCAATAGGACTTGAAGCACCTGATGCAGAATCATTCGTAGCACACGAAGACTTAACACAAGCAGATGTAGAGGCTTGGTTAGAATCTAAATTAGTAGTAGAAGAGTTACAGAAAGGACTTGATGCTAAGTTAGAGGCTATGGCTAATCCTACTCACCATACGATAAATTTAGTATCTTAGTAGGATAATCAATAATTTTTTATTATGCCACAATTAGAAGAAAACTTTGTAGAACAATTAAGAGAGCAAGAATCTAAAAAGAACGCAATCTTACACGACTTAGGAGTATTAGAAACTCAGAAGCACAATCTACTACACGCTTTTGCTAACATTCAAGGAGAGCAAGAGAAAACTAAAACAGAGATTGAGGATAAGCACGGTAAGATTAATGTGAACTTAGAAGATGGTTCTTTTGAGAAAATCGAGGGGGAGGAATAACTCCCCTTTAAGTTATGAGTATAGACAATAAGATAAGTTTTTTTGCAGGGTACATTTTTACCGCAGCTTCTTCAGTAACCTTGTTAGGATTTCTTAATGCAGCTATTATCGGTTTAATAGGTGGTTTCTTTGGACTCTTAGGCAAGGAAGTGTACTACTATGTAAAAGGCGAGATAAAAGACAAATTTAATGACAAGTCCGAAACTTAATGATGACTCTTCTTTATCAATTAACATCAAGTGGCTCATTCAGATAGTTATCTTGGTGGGTACTGCTGTGTACTTATACTTTGGGCTTGAGAATCGAATCGCAGATAATGAAGATGAGCTAAAGAGTTTGAGATACAATCAAAACACTTATATCTTCCCTGATATTCGAGTCTTAGAGAACGAGGTAATCAACTTTAAATTAGAGAGAGAAAGAATAAGAAAAGACATCGCACGATTAAACGAGCTGATTAATGATTAATTACTTTAAATATCACGAGTTCGACTCTCCTTTACAAGATGGTAGCGGTCAGTTAATGGATAAAGGATTCTTATATGCTCTTAATCAAGCTCGGCACATCGCAGGTATTCCTTTTGAGATTACTTCAGGATTTAGAATAGAAGCTGACATCGAGAGGCTTGAGAAGCAAGGTTACAAGGTTTCTAAGAACTCTTCACATTTAAAAGGACTTGCAGCAGATATCGCTTGTGAAAGTGGCTCAGATAGGCTTAAAATCGTTTCCGCACTTATAGAGGCAGGATTCACTCGTATAGGGATAGCTAAAACTTTTATTCATTGCGATACGGATTCTGATAAACCTAATTCAATTTGGACTTATTAATAACCTGAGATATGAAAAAACCATTTAAAGAAACTAAAGTAGGAAAGCTACTCGGTAAAGCTACGGGATTACTACCTAATGAGGGATTGTTAGGAGTTGTAAAGAACCTTATTGATAACGATGAGGAACTAACACCTGAAGAAAGAGAAGAAGTAAAGAAGTGGGTAGTAGAGGCTTATAATGCTGAGGTAGCAGATAGGGATTCAGCTCGTAATAGAGAAGTAGAGATTGCTAAGGCAGGTAAGAACGATTGGTTATTCAACATCACAGGATTAGTAGGTCTTGGAGCATTTGGAGTTATTATTTGGGCGATTCTTGCTTTAGATATTCCTGAAACTAATAAAGAACTTTTCTATCATCTTATAGGTATCGTAGAAGGTGTATCACTAAGTATCTTTGGATATTATTTTGGTACTTCTATGAAAGATAATCAAAAATAGTTTATATTTGGCTTTGTAGCTTATGCGTCTAACAACTCGGTTCGGCTACAAATTAAAAGGTGCAAGAATGGGGAGCAGACATAGCACCACCTCAACCGTAAGCTAAACGAGGGTCTGTACTACATAGGAGTAGTAGAATTAGCGAGAGTATTTAACCTATTAAAGATACTCACCCTTATGTGTCCGACATCTGTGGAAGCATAACTTTGGGTATGGTACAGTAGGGCAACCTATACCCATTTGTGAACCAACAAACTATAAAAGCATAATATCTAATCTTAATCTAACTATGACACTAAGAGAACAAATTGACCAAGTAGTAAAGAGTAAACTTAGTGATAGAGAAAAAGTAGATGAGTTATTTAGGATAGACTGTAAGATGTACACAGATTTAGGTACTGATAGTACTAAGACTGAGATACAAGAAACTAAGAAGAACTCACGCATTATATACAGAGCAGTAAGAGAAATAGACTTTTGGTTAGGCTCTGCTTGTTTAAGAACTCAGGATGATAAGAAGAAAGCCCAATAGGACTAAAAAGCCTACTCCTAAGAAACCTTCTCGAAGTAAGATAGTACAGAAGCTCGATACTATATTTTCCCTTTATATACGCACTAAACACGCTAAGAATGGAGTATGTACTTGTTGTACTTGTGGAAGAAAGTTTGAGATTAAGAAAATTCAAGCAGGACACTTTCAATCTCGTAAACACTATTCTACACGATGGGATGAGCTTAATGTGCATCCACAATGTCCTAAGTGCAATGTATTCTCACAAGGGGAGCAATATGAGTATTCTAAGTTCTTAGATAGAACCTATGGAGAGGGTACTGCCGATTCTATGGTAGAGAAAGCACGAGAGATAGTAAAGTTCTCTACGCACGAGCTAAATGAAATGATAGAGCATTATCAAAAAGAATTAAATAAACTGAAATAGGCTTTGA